CAAGCCACCCACTATTGCAAGTGTGGCAATATAAAGATTTAAGTAGTCCTGAGTTGTCATCGTTTAGGTGTCGCATATCCAAAGACCCCAGCTAGTACAGCCCAGAGGATCGAGCGGTAATCCGCTGCGAAGTTAGAAGCTGCCCAAGCAGATAAGAATGCACCTGCTGTAAGGATGTAAGGGTTTTTCATATTCATACTGTGCCTCCTAGTAACGGGATATTAAAGAACGAACCATCTTCATCACCTTTGCGGCTGAAAGAAATATGGAGATGATGATTATGCGGATTAGATCCCTTGTACTTTCGCCAGCGCCAGCCCATGCGAGACGATGCAATTCGTCCGGCGAAGATGATGTAGGCAATGCGCTTGTCTGTCTTGGCAAGTCTGCGAAGTTGATCAGCAATATCGGGCATGAGGTCTGGCTTTGCTTTACCAGATACATCTCTATCTGTGTCCGTTGCCCTAACAATCCCAGTCGCTCGATCAGGTATGTGGTCGCTAGTACCCGCTGCAATATGGCGGGCATCGGCGATCCAGCCATCGGAAGTGCGATCACGGTCTGGGAACGAGTCATCAAACTGTTCTCTTAGTTGCTGACCCGCTTTGCATAATGTTGGTTTCATCCAAGTAATAGAGCAGCTTCTTCGGCAGTAATGCCTAAACGCTCAAGCAACGCAGCCTTCTGAGATGCCTTAGATTCTTCGGCATCCTTCTTTGCTGCATAAGCCTGTGACTCTTCCTGATAAACTTTAAGTTCATCAGCGTTCATCTCGCGCTCTGATTCTTCGCCTGTTTCAGCATTTACCATTTTAATCATTGGATTTGCCATTAGTTTTGACCGTATATTTCTACTGAGCCTGCTGACCAGGAGCCTGTAAGTGTTTTGATGCTAATTGATGAAATTGCAGCAACCGTTCCATGATAAGCGGTAACCGTGTTAGTGATTGCTTTAGCGCTTGAGTTAGTAGTTGAGTTGCACAGAACGTTGATTACTTTTTTTGTTGTTGCATTTGCATAATCTGGAATAGTAATTGCCGCAAAAGAGTCTTGTTGTGTGTTTATTACTTGATATCCAGAGATGTAAGTGCCTGCGACAGTATTGTCCGCAAAAGTTCCGTCACTTGTTGTTTGTGCTCGCATTACCAAAGAAGCATAGTTCGCCGCGGTATTATCACCATTGACGCTCATAACTAAGTCTGCGTTGCTTGAAGGATAAAAATCTTTAATTAAAATTACTAGATTTTTGTAAGCGCCACTTATGCTTGAAATGGTGGTCGTAGCGCCTGAAAGAGATGTAGTTGATAGCAAAGTCAGGCTTCCACTTGCGCCGCCAATAGCGACCCACGCTGAACCTGAATAGTATTCAGTAGAATTGGTATCTTTTAGGTAAGAGATCATGCCTTCATAAGGCGTAGTTATTGCTGCGGTTCTAGCCGCGGCATCTGCGAAAACCATAACGGTTTGAGATGCTAAATAGCCGTTTGCGGCAGCTGCCGACAACACATCTCCAGTCGAAAACTCGATAAATCCTAAGCCTTGAGCCATTTTTTCTCCTAATACGCCATTATGCTAGTGCCGATTATACCTGATACTGCGCTTCCGATGATGAAGCCCTCGACTATAGGTTCGAGAGTTGTAACTGTAACCTTCATGGAGTTTGGCGTTATATCCCATGCAAGTCCTTGAGCTTGTAGTGTTTTCACGATAGTTGAGCCATCAGGCTGAACATTCGTAATTTTTAACGGTTGGAAATAATCTAATTCCAACATAGTCGCAGTTGGTACATCTGGATCGAGCAGATCAACCGTCATGGCATCGATGCGGATTGTGGTTTCTTTACGAGTTGCCACATATATCTTTGCAATGTTCAGAGTGTCTACATCTGTCTGAGCTACGAGGTTGGTCTGATTGCTTTGATGAGGGAAATACTTAGCGATAGAAGCTGCATCCTCTGAGACCTGCTCTGTGCCGCCTACGCGAGTCATGCCAGCGCTGTTGATAATCAATTTATCATCGAAGGCAAAAGCTAGATTGGAGTAAGGAATACCAGTAGTCTGATTAAACTCAATAGGAGTCTGACCATAAGCCTTGATTACATTGGTGCGGTTTAAGAATACGGCTGTGCCTTCATGGTTAATATAGAACGCGCCCTGCTCTGAGAACTCTGCATTCTTTATAGCATCGAGCGCTGTTCGAGCGGTGCCAGGGTCAGCAACGCAGGTCGTATTGCCTGTGTCGATAGTACGCATTGAGGCAGGCCAACTTACATCATCAAGGATCTTGCCAATGCGTGTGCCGGTATCTTGACCAGCAGTAGAGCTTGCAACGGTTGTGATGCCTGCAAGCTGCATGAGTCTAAAAGCATCTGTACATTCAATATCGACATATCCAGTCTCTTGACCTTGAGGATATGTGTAACGATAGTTTGTTGTATAACCTGAGAATAAGAAGTAGCCGACTCCGCCTACTGTGCCAGAGATACGCAGCTTACGCAGCGGAGTCAAGAAGCCGAAGTAAGGGCTAGCAGCATTCTGTGGGTTAAAGTATGAGAGAGGATCTAGAACGCGAACTGTGGCTGTGCCAGCCTCGTAGGTATCGCGCATGATGTTGCGCCCACGCCTAATAGATATCTGTCGAACATTGGGAGTCAAGTCAATGGTTGGCTCTGGAGTAGTGCTAGAAGCGAGTGTGCCTGTGCCTAGAACTCCGTACTTAGGATCGCCAATAGTAAAGGGATACCCGAAGGTAGCGCCGCTAGTAAAGTCGAAAGATACGGATATCTGGGCAGGTAATGTCATCCTTGGAATGAACCCTTGAGTCTGCCGATCGAGGAAGCAGATCCAGATAGAGAACCTTCAAGTAATCCATTGCGAACCAACTCAACAAGATCCCCTTCGGATACAACATTGCCAGCGACATAGACATTTACATCGCCATTTCTGCCTACTCCAGCCGAAGTTGCGCCTGTGCCGTAAGTAGAAGTTATGGCTGCTATTTCAGCGCCATTGTAAGTAGGTGTTCTCACATTGTAATTACCTGCTGCAACTGCCGCAGCTAGTCGAGCAGCTTCTTTGAGTGTTTCGATCCAGCCCACGAAAGGATCTTTAGCATTAGGGATGCCAGAGTAATAGGCTACGAATTCCTTAGTTAGTCCCTGAGACTTAGCGATCTCACCTGCAAGTTTAGTTGCTTCTGAGGTATTGCCAGTTAGGACTGCCATCTGTAATTCAACGCGCTTACGATCTTCATCTGAGAGATTACCCTTTAGAGCTGCGATGCGTTGGATCTGCTCTATATCGAATATCCCGCCAGCCTTCTTAAGTTTTGCTTCTTCCGCGGCTTGCTTCTTAGCCTTATCCGATGCAATTTTCTGGGCGCGAATTAACTTGGCTTGCTCTATGGCACGCTTCTTTTGCTCAGCTAGTAAAGCCTTTTGGGCAGCAGTTAATGTAGGAGTTGTTTCTTCGTCTTCCTTAGTTTCCTTGCCTACTCCAGCGACTCGCCTTAATATGATGCCTGTTGACGAATTTTTAATCAGCCACATAGCGGCTTTGATTATGTTCTTCATAATCGGATTGTCATAGATGTTTCTTACATAGGTGGCAACGCCTCTAAAGTAATTGCCTATACCTTCAGCAAGTTTAGCAATAGCCTCTGTAACTGAAGTGATGCTGCTTTCACCGCCGCCAGCAAGAATGGTTAGGGCATCTAATAATCCCTTGCCAATAGTCTCTTTAGCATTTTCAGAAGAAACTGTGAGCGCATCCATTTTGCCTGCGTAAGTTGCTAAGTATGCAGCGCTTGATCCGGCGAACTGACCGTTAAGTCTTTCCATGATCTGCTCGAAAGACATGCCAGCAAGTTCAGCACTGCTTAAACCTGTTGCGTACTTCCTAAGACCCTTCATATTACCCACGAAGGCATTGCCTAGATCAGTTGTGACGGTTTCTAAATCGACACCTGAACCGCGTGAGATTTCAATAGCCTTGGTTAGTAAGTCCTGAGCATAAGTCAATGAACCTGTTTGGGTAATTAACTTACTTAGCGCTGGGCGAAGTTTATCGTCTAGAACATTCGTCGAGGTCTCAAGGCTAGAGATGAACTCTTCGTTGGCTGCGATTGCAAAGTCCACGCCTAAGTTCTTTAATGTATTGGCTAGGGCTGCGGCAGCCTTTTGGTCATCCATGAAAGCCTTAACTGCGGCTTTACCGAATGAAGTAATAGCGCCAACTGAGAACGCGGCAGCCATTGCAACGCCAAGTTTCTTAACGCCCTTTTCGAGACCAGAACTAGCTTTGCCAGCCTTCTTAAATGCTGGTGCGCCAGTAAACTCCGAAGCAATCTTAATAACTACATTGCTCATGCGGCACGCTTCAAATCTACTACTTGGCTGCGCTTGTTAAACTTTTCGGTTGTCTGCTCAATGGCCTTGAACACTCTGGCATTGGCTTTACCTTGAGTGTTAGCCCATGCTCTGAAAATTAAACGACCCATCATTTTATTATCTTTTTTGCCTGAACCGTAGAGGTTGCCAAGATTAGAAATAAATTGGTTTCCAGCATAAGGGTTAACGGATCGAGATACGCCCTTGGATGCTCCGCCTGCCTTTGGCCCTACCCAGTCTTGGCCTTGACCATTCTTACGACCAGCGGTTTCATAGATAGCACCAAGCATAGATTTGTTTTGAATACGCACTAGGTTCTTAAAGCCTTTGCTATTTACCATCGAAGGAGTTGTCTTATATATAATGCCGCGCTTGATTTCAGCTGCATCATATTTAGGGAACTTATGTCCACCATCGGTAGCTCTTTCAGCCCAGCCAGACATAGGACTTTCAAGGGGAACGAACCCGCGAGCTTCGGCAACAATCGGTTTAAGAATGATACCTAACTCGCGGGTCAGTTCCTTGGCTAAGTCGGGTGCATATTGGTTAAGAGCTTTACGAAGTGCGATTGCGCCTACTACTTCTACTGGCATGGTCTCGCTCCTTTGCTATATCTTTTAACACTTCAATGTGCGCCTGTAAAGCCATCGGAGATAAATCTACGATGCTCTGGAACGGAACTCCATACTCATGACTCAAGCGAGCCGCGAGATAGCAGACTGAGTTCCGGTCTATTCTAAAGGGTCAGAATCAACCACATCTACGCTGACTAGCGTTTCAATGAACGCTTCGCCAAATGGTTTAACGGTTTCTCCTGATCGCCGGATGGCTTCCCAGCATAACCAGTAGATATCAGATTGCTTCTGATGTTCTACGATGGCTTTGTGAAAACCCATCTTGGCGTAGTTCTCGAAGGCGTACTCGATTACAGGTGTGACCTCGTACTCGTTAACGCTTCCATCTACCCTTACTACCTTTAGTTTTGCCATGCTTTGCCCCTTAGTTAGTTGTTTAGAATGTACCTGTTGTGGTGACTGCAATAGTACCTGAGACATTCCAAGTTACGCTCTGCATTGAAAGGTCTGCAACTGCGCCGTTGATATCGGTTGTGTTGTTAACCAAGCATGTCATTGTGTAAAGAGGGTTAGTCGCTGAGACCGCAGTTCCCTTTTCTTGCAAGAATACGACTGTTACATTTGTGCCCCATGCAGCTTGCAGAGTTGCAAGAACATTGGCTGATGCTGTGTCGTTTAGGAAGTCGATAGTGATAGAAGATGCTTCCAAGCCTTTAACGAACTTATGTCCGTTATCGCCCATGGCTGTGACTTCGAGTTCATCGAATGTGCGGTTGATAGTTACCGCTGTTGCATGATCTGAAAGATCGACAGAGTTAACCTTAACGCCGACCTTGTTGTTTAGAAATACTGCCATTTAGGTTATTCCTCGTCTTTCTTGGTAGATGGTTTTGGTGCTGCTGGCGCTGTCTGACCAATCTTGATCAGGAACGCTTCTTGTTCTTTTTCCCATTCATTCATGGTCTAGCTCCAACTCGTTAGGACTGATAGTGACATTGAACATGTTAAAAGATCGCCCGATGCAGCATTGAGAACGCTAGGTGCGCTCACTTCTCCCACATTATAGACGATAGAGGAAGCAGCTAGTTTATTAAAGACTGCAACTAGCCGATCCTCAATTCCATTGAGATTTCCTTCGTTGTCCAGTAATGGCACGAAGATGTTGACCAGAAAATTAGCCATTGGCGCGATGGTGTTGTAACCATTGTTAGATGGAGTTACATAAGGGTCGGCCGGTGATAAAACCACACTGTTAACTATCGGTGTGCTGGGCGGAAATGAAAATACCGACCAGAGTGAGTTATCGACTAGCGCAGCTGCAATAGTGGCGCGGAGTGTTGAGATCGCTGCCATGGTTAGCCAACCATCGAGCGCGGATCTAGATAAGGTGCAAGCAAGCCGCGAACGCGAGCAAGCAAAGTATTACCCATGCGATATGGAGAAGGCTGATAGCCATCTATGGTTACGCCCCCAGACGAAGGCGCTTGTCTGCTTTGAAAAATGTCGATGCTTACCATTAGCGCAGCTTCTTGGATCGCTGGAACTGTTGCTGGATCAAGGTAGGTGTCTGCTTTGAGTAAGGCATAAGGGTTAATTGGGTGGCGTGGTGTTACGGCGTTATTATTGCCTGTGATCGCGTATGTGATTGAATGAGTGTCAATGCCTGTGATGGTTTTATTGCCATTGTGCTTAGATCCTGCGCCAGAAATAACTACCGTCTCACCAACATATAGAACATCTACGATTGAGTCCTGAAAGTATGAAGTGCCGGTATTTGCTGTGTTGCTATGCCCAATAATGGAAAGAGTGTTAGACCAGATAAAAGGAAGTAGCACATTATCAGCAGCATCAACAACCTCGGTTAAAATGGCATCGCTGTAAAGCGTTCCAATTCCAAGGGCTGATCTCAGTTCTGCGATAGTTGTGAGTGCCATGATTTCCTTTCTAAAGACTGGCGGGGTAGAAGGGCACTACCCCGCCAGCGACTTAAATGGGCTTACGCCTTGTTATTCTGGAATGCGCCTGCTGCAACCTTAGTTGCGATTGCGCCGTAGCCGTAGTAACCAATAG